GGGCAGATGATCCAGAATGTTGGCAAGTCTATTGAAATGCAAGACATGGAACGCAAGGACTTTGAGGCTCAGATCAAACTTTATGATGCTGAAACCAAACGAATTGCAGCAGTGCAGGCGGGTATGACTGAAGAGCAGATTCAAGACATTGCCATGGGCGTGGTTGCTGCGGCCATGGAGTCGCAAAACATCGTCAACCAGATGCCTGATATGCGCGAAGAGTCCATGCCCATGGAAATGATGCCGCCAGAACAAATGATGCCTCCACAAGGAATGCCACAATGAAAGCAAATGAATTTTTAGGCTTGCTGTTTTTGGCGCGGGATGTTGCACATTCTGTGCATCTGAACACACGCAGCTTTAGCAAGCACGAAGCGCTCAATATCTTCTACAACCGCATTATTGGTGCGGCTGATGACTTTGCCGAAGCCTACCAAGGACGGTATGGTTTAATTGGCCCAATTACCTTGAATTCGGCTAAGAAAACGGCCAATGTGGTTGAGTTTTTAGAAGATTCACTTGCTGAAATTGAAGCCGCAAGATACGATGTGTGTGATAAATCTGATTCATCGTTGCAACAATTGATAGATAATATTGTTGAAATTTACCTCCGCACGTTATACAAGTTAAAATTCTTGGCATAAGGATCATCATGGAACTACTTAACCCAATGAGCAAAGCGGATTTTCCCGCTTTTACCGCAACAGCAGGCGCTAGTGCTGGCAACACAACCGCATGGAACGCTGGCCCACAAGGTGTGCTAGTGTGGGCTGACGTGCCTTGCTATGTTGAGGTGGGTGTTGGGGCTGTTGCCACCAGTGCCAGCACACCAATCCCCGCTTTCACACCTATTCCGTTTGTTCTAACACTCAGCACAAGCGGCGCGCCTTGGCGTGTCAGTGTGATACGAATTGGTAGCACAGACGGCATTGCGTACTGCAAACCAATTAACAAGCAATGAGCTTTGGTGTCGCACTTCGCAACGCCGTAGGCATTGGCCTTGGTGGCATTGTCACGTTGTTTACTGGCACACGCGGTGGTGGTGTTGGGGTAGACAATTTGCTGTGCGAAAATGGTGACAATCTCGTCCAAGAGGACGGTGGCTTGATTCTTTTGGAGTGACCTAAATGGCCGTATTTCTCTCCCCTGTGGGCGGTGCTGCAACGCAGTTCTTTGACAACTACGGCGTCATTTTATCTGGCGGGAAGTTATTCACTTATTCTGCTGGTACAACTACCCCTGCCGCCACGTTTACAACAATTGCGGGTAATGTTGCCCACACTAATCCTATTATTTTGGATTCCGCTGGCCGAGTGCCAAGCGGTGAAATATGGCTAACAAGCTCAACACAATATAAATTTGTGTTGCAGACTTCTTTAAACGTACTAATTGCCACTTATGACAATCTTTGGGGTATTGGTGCTGCTGGTGGCTCTGAGGTTAGCTCTCCTGTAATTTTTAACACTTCAGGTAACGGCTCAACTACCGTATTTTCATTAGGCGCTTCGCCAACCAGTGAAAACACCACAAATGTGTATATCAACGGTGTGTATCAGCAAAAGAATACATACACAGTGGTTGGGGCCACATTAACCTTTTCAACCGCACCGCCAACTACTTCAAGCATTGAAGTATCATTTACTTAATCGGAGTTCATTATGGCTGACGCAAAAATTTCCGCACTACCCGCCGCAACCACGCCCGTTGCGGGCACGGAAGTATTGCCGATTGTTCAAGCTGCAACAACAGTAAAGCTGGCTATCTCTGACATTACCCCAGGTCTTAGCGTTATCACAACAGCTAAAGGTGGCACTGGTCAAACGTCTTTGGCAGCGGCTAATATTCCTGTTACCAATGTAGCCAACACCTTTACTGGTACTCAGACATTTTCAGGCACATCATCTGCTCAAGCCATTGTCCTAAACGATGCGGCTGAAGTGGCTACAGTTTCAGCTACTGCGGCTACTGGAACGATTAACTACGACATTACCACTCAGTCTGTCTTGTACTACACCACCAGTGCAAGTGCTAACTGGACTGTTAACTTCAGAGGTTCTAGCGGTACATCACTCGATACTTTGATGACTACAGGTCAATCAATGACTGTGGCTTTTTTGGTGACTCAAGGTGCTACGGCTTACTACAATTCTGCTGTGCAGATTGATGGCACGACATCTGGAGTCACGACACGTTGGCTAGGTGGTGCGCCTACTGCGGGAAATGCAAGTGGCATTGATAGCTATCGTTATTTGATTATCAAGACAGGTAGCGCGACTTTTACAGTCTTGGCAAGCAACACACAATTTAAGGCTTAAACCATGCCATTACAAGCAACTTCTGGTGCGGCTAGTTACGATGCCTTTGGTGGTGGCGCGCCTGCTGGTGGTGCTAACTACATTGAGGATGTGTTTAGCACATATCTTTATTTAGGGACAAATTCGGCACAGACAATTACCAACGGAATTGATTTGGCGGGCAAAGGCGGCCTTATTTGGCAGAAACAGCGTACATCTGCCATTAGGCATAGATTATTTAGTACAGCTTTGGCTCTAGGTGATGAATTAGCATCAAATTTAACAAGTGCGGTAACTAATGCTGGAAATGTAACGGCATATTCTTCTACTGGTTTTTCTATTGGCTCAAATATAAGTGACGTTGGGGAAACCTACGTCACTTGGACATTCCGCAAGCAACCAAAGTTTTTTGATATTGTGACTTATACGGGCGATGGCGTTGCTGGCAGAACCATTGCACATAATCTTGGTTCAACTCCTGGCTGTATGATTGTTAAATGCACAAGCGCAGGAAGTTTTTGGAGTGTTTACCATAGGTCAACAGGTGGCACACAAGTAGGACTTTTAAATGCAACTAGTTCATTTAGTGCGTCTTCTGCATATTGGAATGATACCGATCCAACATCAACTGTTTTTACTGTTGGTATTACGGGTAATGTAAATGATTCAGGTCAAACCTACGTAGCCTACTTATTCGCCCATGACGCAGGAGGCTTTGGTCTGACGGGTACGGACAATGTGATTTCGTGTGGGTCGTTTACTGCTACAACTAATATGTCTGTCAATTTGGGGTATGAACCTCAATGGTTAATGTTTAAAAAATCCAGTGCGGCGCAAGATTGGGTGATAGTAGACAATATGAGAAGGTGGGATTATCAAGAATCTAGAGCACTCAAACCAAATCTTGCTGATGCGGAAAATGCGCCTTTGTACTGCACACCAACTGCAACAGGGTTTTCTTCAGTTTCTGGTTTTGATACAGGCTCAACCTATATCTACATAGCCATTCGCAGAGGCCCGATGAAAGTGCCTACTGTGGGGACTAGTGTGTTTGCGCCTGTTGCTTCAAATGCTTCAACTGGAACTTCACTTACGACAAACTTCCCTATTGATTTGCAAATGACTGCATTAAGGCCTGGCAATGCAGGCAATACTACATTTAGCACTCGTCTTATTGGTATTAACAGCCAAAACACAGCAGTACTTACGCCTTATCTTGTATCTTCTTCAACTGCGGCAGAAACTACTGGTAGTGTGACTCGCTATTGGACAAACACTGGTTTTCAAATGCCAGGTGCTTTTGCGGGAACGGACACAATTTTTTGGAATCTGCAACGTGCCCCCTCCGTATTTGATGTGGTTTGCTATACAGGAACTGGAAGCGTTTTATCTTTGACACATAACTTAACAGTAGCTCCAGAGTTTATTCTTATAAAATCTAGGTCTGACAGTAGCTATTGGATAATTGGTGCTAACTTTGGCGCGTCTACGTATGCTTTAAAAGACGATTGGGGGTATAACGCTTCTAATGCAAGCAGGGCATATTCATCAACTGTTGGCTTTAATGCTCAACCAACTTCAACGACAGTTTCTTTAAGTACCAATTCTGCTCTCAATGTTTCCGCAAGTACCTATGTAATGTATATGTGGGCTACCTGCGCTGGTGTTTCTAAAGTTGGCACATACACAGGTACAGGCGCATTACAAACCATCAACTGTGGTTTTACGTCTGGCGCAAGGTTTGTGTTGATTACTCGTATTGGTGTTGTTGGTGATGTAAACACTTATGTTTATGACTCAGCCCGTGGAATTTCATCAGGTAATGACCCCTATCTTTTGCTTGAAACTACATCCGCTGAAGTAACAGGTACTAATTATGTAGATACAACGAGCACGGGTTTTCAAGTCACAGCCGCAGCACCTGCAGGTTTAAATGCCTCTGGTGGCTCTTACATCTTCTTGGCTATCGCATAAGGAATCATCATGCAAATCAGAATTAAAGAATCAGGCGCAGTCATGTACGAAAGTGAATTTCGTGCATATCAACAATCCAATGGTGGCCCATCATGGGAAACAACAACAACTGAAGTCTTAGAGGCTTTGGGTGCTGATGTAGTCTTTGAAGGCGCACAAGCTACTGGTGGTGACCACTACCAATACTCTCAAGCAGATGGTGTCGAGCAGATTGATGGCAAGTGGTACACAAAACACATCCTTGGGCCAGTGTTTACAGATACACCCGCCACAGAAGAAGCCCCTGCTAAAACAGCCGCAGAACATGAGGCCGCATACAAAGCAGCCAAAGACGCTGAACAGGCCAAGTCTGTGCGTCAAAGCCGTGATGACAAACTCAAAGAAACAGATTGGGTTGTGATTAAAAACTTGGAAGCAAATGCCAACATACCTAATGTTTGGGAAGTTTATCGCCAAGCATTAAGGGATGTACCTACACAAGAAGGCTTCCCTTGGACAATCGTTTGGCCTACGCAACCGGAGTAAGACATGGCACTTACAAAAGTTTCTTATTCGATGATCACTGGCGCACCAGCCAATGTGCTTGACTTTGGTGCTGACCCAACTGGTGTGGCAAATAGCCAGCCAGCGATCCAAGCCGCCATCAATTCAGGCGCAGTTGAGATCATTATTCCATCGGGGACATACCGCCTAAACTCTGGTTTAACAATCAGTAAGAATAATGCCGTTAAAAAGATCAGCGGCTTTGACATGTCAACAACTCTAAAGTTGTACACGGCTACTACTGCGTCTATTTTTGACATTCAATATATTGCACCGCCCCCTGAGACAAAACAGTTTTTCACCATTGAGAACCTGATTCTTGATTCCAACGGCACAAAGGCCGATGCCTTTTTAACCTACGGCATTTTCTCTACTGGCACGTCTTACGCCCAATTTAACAACATTCGTGCGACTAACTTCAGTGGTTCTGGTTGTGAAATTAAGGGTTGCGTTTACATTGGGATTAACAACTATACGGCTGGTGAATGCCGATACGGTTTAGCTTTTGAACTGAACTTGGGAACTGCTTGCACCTCGGTTGTGGTTGATCGTGCGTATATATCTGGTTGCTTGCGTGGCATCACGCAGACCAACGCCAACAACATGACATACATTAACTGCGTCATTGAGTACAGTGGCAGTAGCACGACAACTGATGGTGCGATTCACCTTGCTGGTGGTATGGCTGAAATCATCACGCCTTACTTTGAAATCAATGGCAGAAACTTTGTCAGTATTGAAGGCTCACCAGTTATTGTGCAACCTTATGGTTGGACAAGCGGCACTGCGGCTAACGTCGTCACCTATGGTGCTTTATCGTTTGATGAACGTGGCGTAACGCTACAGTATCCCTACAATTTATATCTGCCAAGAATTAACGCAGACATTACGTCCAATCGTGATTTGGTGATTGGTACAAATCTCACTGTGCCTGTTGCTGGCGGTAGCGTCATTTTTGGTAACGAGACAATGGATTCTGCCAATGGGTTTCTTACTAATGGCGCATGGTCAAACACTTACGCTATCCCTGCATCTGAAAGCACAGGGTCAGCCGCTAACTCAAAAGCATTGTATGAGTACACATGCTATGCGGGTGCAGCCGATCTAAGCACAGGTTTTGATGCTGGCACGATTATGAATGGCACATTGCGTAGCTACTCTGGCTCAAATCCTGCTTGGTTAAGATTGGTGGGTGGTAGCTTGGCATCAGTAGCAATCACTGGTACTGCGGGTCAGTTTAGTTGCACAGCCTCAACATTGACTGAGGGAATGGCCGTAACGATTGCGGGAACATTTGGCGGTACAGGTTCTATTACGGGTTACACCGATCCTAAGACATACTACATTATCACCACAAACGGCACGACAACATTTACTTTGTCTAGCACCTATAACACGGGTACTTTGTCAACAGTTGTAATTACTGGAACTTCTGGGCAATTTAGCTGTGCTGCCACAACATTGACTGTTGGCGCATCGATCACAATCTCTGGCACTTTGGGTGGCACTGGAACAATTACAGGTTACAGCGACCCAACAACCTATTACATCATTGCCACTAATGGAAGCACAACATTTACCTTGTCTGCGTCTGTAGGCGGTGTAGCAATAACAACAACTGTGGGAACGCCAACAGGCTTGACCTATACATTGGGTAACGTAGCCCTGACAACAACCGCTGGCACGCCAACAGGTCTGACCTACACCATTCCTAGTTATGTTCAGATGAATGTTACGAGTACAACTTACGGCTTGACATATAAAATTGTCATGCGTAGGGTATTCCCAGGCGTTGCTGTATAAATTAGTGTAAGATTAAACTGTATCGGCCCAGTTGACCGAGGAATCTTAGGATTCAGAAAAAATGACTCAAGAAGTCCAAGCCCTAGCGGAAGTAGACTCCGCGCCAACCACGGATGTGACGGCCACACCTGAAGTTGCTGAAAGTACGCCGGAAGTCGCTGAGAATCAAGTCGAGCAAGCTGAAGAGAAAAAATACTCCCAAGCTGAAATTGACGCGATGATTGGCAAACGCCTCGCAAGAGAGCAACGTAAGTGGGAAAGAGAACAATTAAATCGGTCTGCGGAAACGCAAATCGTGAAAGCTGCGCCAACTGCATCCGTTGACCAGTTTGAAAGCCCTGAAGCCTATGCGGAAGCATTGGCCTATCAAAGAGCTGAAGAACTGATTGCCAAACGTGAAGCGGCCAAGCAGCAATCGGCTGTTCTTGAGAGTTATCACGATCTTGAAGAAGAAGCTAGGACAAAGTACGACGATTTTGAACAAGTCGCCTACAACCCTAAACTTCCTATTACCAACGTGATGGCTGAAACGATCCAGTCTTCGGACATTGGGCCTGAGTTAGCGTACTACCTTGGCTCAAATCCAAAAGAAGCGGATCGAATCTCACGCATGACGCCACTCGGTCAGGCGAAAGAAATTGGGAAAATTGAGGCCAAATTGGTTTCAACGCCCCTGATTAAGAAAACAACATCTGCGCCAGCGCCGATTTCTCCTGTCACCGCACGCTCCGTTGGAGTGTCGGCTTATGACACTACTGATCCAAGGTCTACCAAGACCATGACGGATTCGCAGTGGATTGAAGCTGAACGCAAACGACAGATAAAGAAGTGGGAAGCGCAGAACCGCTAAAACTTTGACTTTTTTGAAAGGACTGAAATGTCTAATAGTATTCTGACGATTGACATGATCACCCGTAAGGCTCTCGAAATCCTCGAGAACAACTTGGTGATCACCCGTAACGTAAACCGCCAATATGACGACTCTTTCGCTGTTGAAGGCGCAAAAATCGGCTCTACATTGCGTATCCGTTTACCTGACCGCGCTTTGGTTACTGACGGAGCCGCCTTGCAAGTGCAAGACGACAACGAGCAGTTCACCACACTGACTGTTGCTTCACAAAAGCACATCGGTGTTAACTTCACATCTGCTGAATTGACCATGCAATTGGACGACTTTGCAGAGCGTGTGTTAAAGCCTCGTATCAGCCAATTGGCATCTTCTATTGATGCTGACGTGGCCAATGCGTACAAATCCATCGGTAACACCGTTGGTACACCTGGCACTACGCCCGCAACTTCTTTGGTCTTGCTCCAAGCCCAACAGAAGCTGAACGAAAACGCCGCTGTGATGAACCCCCGTTACGCCACTGTCAACCCTGCCGCTAACGCTGGTTTGGTTGAAGGCATGAAGGGTTTGTTCAATCCTACAGACACCATCAGCAAGCAGTTTAAGAACGGCATGATGGGCACTGGCGTGTTGGGCTTTGACGAGATCAACATGTCTCAGTCTATCAAGCAGCACACAACTGGCTCACGCGTTGCCACTGGTAACTCTGTGACCACCACTGTGGCTTCTCAAGGCGCTGCAAGCATTGCTTTGACTATTGGCTCTGGCCTGACAGTTAAAGCCGGTGACGTGTTCACTGTTGCTGATTGCTTTGCTGTGAACCCACAGACCCGTGAATCCACTGGTTCGTTGTTCCAGTTCGTAGCTTTGGCTGATGCAACTGCTGTTAGCACTGCAATCACTGTGACTGTTGCTCCTATCTACACTTCTGCCAATGCTTTGGCCACCGTGGACAGCTTCCCTACCGCTGGTAAGGCCGTTGTGTTCGTTGGTGCGGCTTCTAGCCAGTACGCTCAGAACTTGGTCTATCACAAAGATGCGATCACGTTTGCCACTGCGGACTTGTTGTTGCCACAAGGCGTTGACATGGCTGCTCGCGCAGTTCACAACGGTATCTCTTTGCGTGTCGTGCGTCAGTACGATATTAACAATGACCGTATGCCTTGCCGTATTGACGTTTTGTACGGTTTCAATACGATCCGTCCACAAATGGGCTGCCGCATCTGGGGCTAATCTGAACGGGGCTTCGGCCCCTTTCGTCTTAACATCTTTTTAAGGAAATTATCATGGCTTTACCTAATGGCGCAGGCGGTTATCAAATTGGTGACGGCAACTTGCTCGAAGCACAACTGACGGTTCAAACTATTCCCACAACCTTGACTGGCGACACTACGTTGACCGCTGATCAAGTAGTTGTTGGTTTGGTTGTTTGCAACAAAGGCAGCGATGCTACATTGACCGTGACTCTGCCCACAGCAGCGTTGCTTGATGCAGCCGTTCCTAGCGCAAAAGTTGGCTCTGCTTTTGAGTTAACAATCTGCAACAACAACAACACCGGAGCATCGTCTACCGTTCCTGTTACCACAGGCACTGGCGTTACGATCTTTGGTTCTGTGACTGTTCCACGTTTCGGCGCACACACATACCGTTTTGTGCGTACTGGCGACGCGGCTTACTCGGCCTTCTTGAAGTAAACAATGGGGGCTTCGGCCCTCATTTTAAAAGGAACAACTATGACCTCTAATACCAAATCAATTGGCGTTGCTTTTGAAGACCAAGACATCATTGGGTCTAACTTTGTACTGGCTGGTGGCGAGTTGGGCTACACCGCAGAAGCAAGCGGCACAGTGACTCAATTGACAGACAAGTCCACAGCGGTCACGCTGAACAAGTCTGCTGGTCAGATCACACTGAACGGCGCCTCTTTGGCAAACATTACAAATGTTTCGTTCACTTTGAACAACAGCACAATCAGCGCCAATGATGTTGTAATTCTGAGCGTTGCGTCTGGTGCTACCGCTGGTGCTTACAACTGCTGGATTTCTAGCAAAACCTCTGGAAGTTGCGTAATCACAATACGCAACTTTTCGGGAGGGGCGCTGTCTGAGGCTTTTGTACTAAACTTTGCTGTACTCCACGTCCTGTAAACCAAAAGGGGGCTAATCACCCCCTTTTCTAATATGAACATTACTCTAGTCCATCCTGTCCACGGCGCTAAAATTGCCACAATGGAACTTGAAGCCGAAACAGATGAAAAAAATGGCTGGACTCGTTATAATCCAGATACGTCTTCTGAACTTGAAGCGGCTCCTGTAAACGTGCTGGAAGTTAAACGCCGTAGAAAAGTGACTACTGAAGAGGTCTAAGCATGACAACGTACACCGCTGGCGAACAAATCAATCGGGCGCTTCGGCTCCTTGGCGTGCTTGCTGAAGGTGAAACGCCCTCTGCGGCCACGTCACAAGACGCTTTGATGGCGCTCAATCAGATGATTGACAGTTGGAACACTGAGCGTTTGTCGGTGTTTTGCACAGAAGATCAGGTTTTTACTTGGCCTGCAAGTCTTATCAGCCGCACACTTGGCCCAACAGGTGACTTTGTAGGCAACCGTCCTATTTTGCTAGACGATGCAACATACTTCAAAGCGCCTAGTGGCGTGTCGTATGGCATCAAGATGATCAACCAACAGCAGTACAACGGTATTGCTGTTAAGACCGTTACGTCCACGTTCCCACAAGTTATGTGGGTCAACATGACGTTTCCTGATATTGAGATATACCTCTATCCAAGGCCCACGGAAAACTTAGAGTTTCATTTTGTGTCGGTGCAAGAATTAGACAAGCCCGCTACCTTGTCAACAGTGTTGGCTTACCCGCCTGGCTATCTGCGTGCGTTCACATACAACTTGGCTATGGAGTTTGCCCCTGAGTTTGGCGTTGAGCCAAGCCCACAGGTTCAGCGTATTGCCATGACTTCTAAGCGTGATCTCAAGCGCATCAACAACCCAGATGACGTGATGGCGCTGCCTTACGCATTAGTGGCCAACCGCCAGCGTTTCAACATCTATGCCGGTAACTACTAATGAAGACGCCGATTCTTGGCTCTAGTTATGTGGCACGTAGCGTCAACGCTGCGGATGCCAGAATGGTCAATCTTTTTCCTGAGATTGTTCCTGAGGCTGGTAAAGAGCCTGCGTTCCTAAACCGCGCCCCAGGCTTGCGTTTGCTCAACACCATTGGCACTGGCCCGATTCGTGGCCTATGGGCTTTCTCATCAAACGATGGCATTGCCTTTGTCATATCGGGCATTGAGCTTTATAAAATCGACAATGCTTATGCGGCCACATTGATTGGCACGGTGTATGGCACTGGAGCAGTTAGCATGGCCGACAATGGCACGCAACTGTTCATTGCGGCCAACGGCCCTAGTTACATCTACAACAACACAACAGGCGCATTTGGGCAGATTACTGACCCAGACTTCCCAGGCGCGGTGACGGTGTGCTTTCTAGACGGCTACTTTGTGTTTAATGAGCCAAATAGCCAAAAGATGTGGGTCACTGAATTGCTTGATGGCACGTCCATTGATCCTTTAGAGTTTGCTAGTACAGAAGGCTCACCTGATGGGCTAGTCGCCGTGGCGTCCAACTTCCGCGAAGTATGGGCGTTTGGCACAAACTCAATTGAAGTCTGGTACAACACCGGATCGACTGATTTCCCTTTGCAACGCATTCAAGGTGCGTTTAATGAGTTAGGTTGCGCAGCGCCTTACTCAGTGGCCAAAATGGACAATGGCTTGTTCTGGCTTGGCCGTGACCGTCGTGGCCAAGGTATTATCTACCGCGCCAATGGTTATACAGGTGTTCGCATTTCAACCCACGCGGTTGAATGGCAGATTCAGCAGTACAGCGATTTAACTGACGCTATTGGCTACACATACCAGCAAGACGGCCACAGTTTTTATGTACTGATTTTTCCTAACGCTAACACAACGTGGGTCTATGACGCGGCAACGCAAGTGTGGCATGAGCGTGCTGGTTTTATTGACGGAGAGTTTACCCGTCATCGTAGCAATTGCCAGATGGCATTCAACAACCTGGTTGTTGTTGGCGACTACCAAAATGGCAACATCTATGCGTTTGACTTAGATGATTTTAGCGACAACGGGGGCATCCAAAAATGGCTGCGTTCTTGGCGTGCATTGCCTACGGGCACAAACACTCTTAAAAGAACAACCCAACACACCCTGCAACTTGACTGCGAGTCTGGCGTAGGCTTAAACCTTGGCCAAGGCAGTGAGCCTCAAGTCATGCTCCGCTTCTCAGATGACGGTGGCCACACTTGGTCAAACGAGCATTGGCGGTCTATGGGAAAAATCGGCGAATATTACAAGCGTGTAATTTGGCGTCGTTTAGGCATGACGGTTAAATTGCGTGACCGCGTGTATGAGTTGTCGGGCACTGACCCTGTGAAAATTACGATCATGGGCGCTGAACTCATTTTGAGTCCAACGAATGCCTAGCCCTAACGCTACACCAACGCCAGTCACGCCCCCGCGAGTGCCGCTGACTGACCCTCGCACGGGCTTAATTGACCGTGCTTGGTTCATGTTTTTTGTGTCGCTATATAACGCAAGCGAAGAAAAAGGCGGCGACATTAACCCTGATGTTGTGTCTCTGGTTGCGTCTTATGATGAGTTTTTGCGGACTATCAGTCAAGAATTGCAGACCTTACCGCCAAGTTTAGAATCTCAAATAGCTGAACTGCAAAAGCAGATTGAGGCTTTAGAGTTACAACCTGTTAGCGTTAGCGTGGTCGCTTCAGGCGGCTCAACATTAACTGCGCCAGTGACTGTAACGGCCAATTATTCGATTGCCGATACAGACGCTTGGATTATCAACAACAAGACTGGCTCGGCCTTGATATTGACGTTTCCTAGCCCCTCGGCGTGGTCTGGCCGTGTCATCACGGTTAAGAACATGCAGGCTCAGTTGGTTAACTCAGCATCAAGCAACATTGTGCCGCTAGATAGTACGTCGGCTGGCACTGCAATTCTCTTGGCAGTTGTAGGAAATTGGGCGACAATGGTGTCTGACGGCACTAATTGGGTCATTATGCAAGCTGCCTCTAACAACAATTTGCTTTTGGAGTAAACCATGACTGTCACAGTAAAAGTTCTTGTACCGGCAAAATTTGCCGAGGCAACCCAAACAACGCAGTACACCTCAACGGGTGTTACAACCCTTATTGACAAATTTACGGCCACCAACATTACTGCGTCGGCCGCTACAATTTCTGTCAATTTGGTCACAACTGCTGATTCTGCTGGTAATACAAACTTAATTACTAAGACCAAATCACTTCAGGCGTCTGAAGTTTATACGTTCCCTGAATTGGTTGGCCAAGTGCTTGGAGTTGGTGACTTTATTAGTACAATTGCAGGCACGGGCAGTGCAATCAATATTCGCGTTTCTGGACGTCAGGTGACTTAATGATTAACCACCACTTTAGTGCAGGGGTTTACGCAAAGGAAACGCTGATACCAGCGGGTCATGTGCTTGTGCAACATAAACACAAGTTCAGTCATTTGTCGATTCTTGCCAGTGGTTCTATTGAGTTGATGGTGGATGGTGAGCGCAAGATTATTCATGCGCCAGCTTGTTTGACCATTGAGGCAAATAAACATCATGGCGTAAAATCGCTTACAGATGTTGTGTGGTATTGCATTCATGCAACTGAATGCACTGATTTGGACGAAGTTGACGAAGTTTTAATTGTGCCAAGCGATCAAGCCCAAGCGCAAGAACTGGCCAAGTGCCTACAGGAGAATTGATATGCCATGGATCGCCCTAGCAATTGGTGGAAGTGCCTTACTCGGCGCAAGCGCATCTAGAAGCGCAGCGTCTACACAATCAGATGCTGCTAATCGCGCTGCTGAACTTCAGAATCAACAGTTTCAACAAACCCGTGAAGACCTAGCGCCCTATCGTGCGGCTGGTCAAACTGCACTTAACGCGCTGACGCCTTTGGCAACAAACTATCAAAAGTTTGGCATGGCTCAATTTCAACAAGACCCAGGCTATGCGTTTCGTTTGTCTGAAGGTCAGAAAGCGCTTGACCGCAGTGCAGCCGCCCGTGGTGGTTTGATCAGCGGTGGGGCTTTAAAAGCCGCACAGCGTTATGGTCAGGACATGGGTTCACAAGAATACATGAATGCGTTTAATCGTTACCAGACTGAGCGTAATGCTCAATTAAACCCATTGCAATCGTTGGCTGGTGTTGGTCAAACTACAGCCAATCAATTAGGTCAATATGGCGCGGCCAATGCGGCTAACGTAGGCAATCTAATGACTGGTGGTGCTGCGGCGCAAGCAGCTGGTCGAGTAGGTGCGGCCAACGCAGCTACTGGTGGATTAGGTACATATCTAAACTACACAAGCAGTAACAATTTGCTTAACGCTCTGCGCGGTACAGGTAGTAGTAGCCCAACAAATGCGCAATTAGCCGATATGTATTATTTAAATGGTTAAGAGGTAAATATGGCACTTAATCCAAACATTGCACTTGGCGTTAGACCCTTAGAGATTGCTAATCCTTTGGCGCAGTATGGCCAGATTGCACAGATTCAAAACGCGCAAAATCAAAATGCTATGGCGCAAATTCAAATGCGTGAAGCCGAAGCGGCCGCGCAAGAGAAAAATATGTTGCGCAGGCTAGACCCTACCGCTGCTGATTATGAAAGCCAACTGTTTAGAGTTAGTCCTCAGTTGGGTATTAACTACCGAAAAGAAAAAGCCGCAGCCGAAGCAAGCAAAGCCGCAACGGCGTCTAGCCTTGCTACGGCAGCCAAAGCAAAACAACAACTGTTAGGTCAAGCCTTGCGTGATATTAGCGGTCGCCCATCGGACGCCAATATTACTGCGCATACAGAAGACATTCAAGCGTCGCCCTTGTTTTCGCCAGAAGAAAAAGCAAGGGCTTTAGTTACACAGCAGACTTTGTTGTCAATACCTTTTGACCAACGCCAAGCATATCTTGCGGCTCAAGGTGCTAGCGCAAGCGAATTAAAGCCTACGTTAACTTCGCAAGATTTTGGTGGCGGCAAACGAGTAATAGCTACGCCTGCATTTGGTGGCGCGGCAACTCTAGTGCCTGGCAGTGAAATTACTAAAACGCCAACTTTTGCCGACATAACTAGCCAAGGTCAGCTTAAAGTATCGCAAGGTCAACTTGGCGTGTCGCAAGGCCAGCTTAATTTGGCGCGCGATAGATTGGCTCAAGAAAATCAAGGCGTTACTTATCAACAAGACGCGCAAGGTAATTTTGTTGCTTTACCATCACGGCTTCCTTCAGGTGTTATGCCTGTCGCAAGGCCAGTTACTGGCGAGGGCGGCGCGCCTGTCAAAGGTAAACCCTCGGCGTTTGCAGAAAAGACTGCGGCGCAACGAGCGCAAACGAATAGGGATCTTGGCTTTGCAATTACACAATTAAGCGAAGTTACAAAAGATGGGGGTTTGATTGACCAATCTACTGGTAGCGGCGCTGGCCGACTAGCTGATATTGGCGCAGGGTTTGTTGGTAAGGCAACGCCCGGCGCAATTGCAATTGGAAAGATTGCGCCAATTGCAGATTTAGTGCTAAAAATGGTTCCTCGATTTGAAGGGCCGCAGTCAAATAAAGACACTCAGTCTTACAAAGAAGCTGCTGGTCAATTAGCCGATCCTACATTGCCAACAGCAATTAGAAAAGAAGCAGGTAAAACTGTTCTTCGTTTAATGCAAGAGCGCAAAAACCAATTTGTAACCAATGATATGGCGGCTGAAGGCGCTGCGCCCACACAAATCGCACCGCCAGCTGGCTTTACCCCAGACCAATAAAGGCACAACATGAGTTTGCAAACTGCAACTAACCCTACTACCGGCGAACGTGTTGTTTTAGTTGGCGACCAATGGAAGCCGATTACACAATCTGCAACCAATAAGCAAGGCGTCAAAGCATACCTTGTTGGGGGTAACTGGTTAACCGATGACGCGCCTACTGCCGCGCCTGCGCCTAGCGGTGGGGGCATACCCGGCCCGCGTGCAGGCCCGTCAGTGTATGGGTCTGCACCGTCAAACCCTGTACTAAAATCGTTGTACGCCCCCGCCGTTGGTTTTTATCGGGGCTTACAAGACATCACTGACACTGCGGCAATTGCGGCTACAGAAGCATTGGGCATCAAAGGCGCGCGCGAAACAGCAGCGCAACAAAAACAACAATATGAACAAAATTACGGCGACCTAATGGGCGGCGAAGTTGGCCGCGTAGGTGGCCAAATAGTAGGCACGTTGCCTGTAGGTGGTGCAATTGCTGCGCCGATAAAAAAAGTGGCCCAGATGGCTCCCTCGTTGGCCAAATTTTTAACGCCGTTGGCCACGTCTATTCAAAGCGGTGGGTTTCAAACTGGCCTTAAACCAGGCGTAATTAACGTAGCAACAAAAGGTGTAGGCGGCGGCGTCGTAGGCGGCGCGTCTGCTGCGGCGGTTAACCCAGAAGACGCCGAAATGGGCGCGGCCATAGGGGCTGCAGTGCCTACAGTAATTGCACCGTTGGTTGGTAAAGTGGTAAATTACGGGCGCAAAATTGCAGACCTAAAATCAGCTACATATTTAGACGCCGTTGAAGGCAAGGGCCGAGATATTATCAATGCTTTGCGCAGCAAGGGGGCCGTAATTGTTCCCGGTTCCGCGCCAACTGCGGGTCAAGTGGCCGCGCCTGTTGGGGGCGCCAAATTCTCTGCGTTGCAACAAGAGTTGTCCGAGTTACCCGGTGTGGCTACTGAATATGCCGGCGCAGCAGCGCAAACAAACCAAGCTCGATTGGCGCAAGAAACGCGTGTTCAACAACGGTTTCAAAATGTTGCGGGCAAACTGCAAGCAAAGATTGACCGTAATTTGGTGGATGTTAGCCCGTCTGAGGTAGGTGAGGCCTTGACCGCTGCTGCCAACGCTGAAAGACAGTCTGTTAAAGCTAACGTAACTCAACCCGCATATAAAGCCGCGTTTGATGCTGCGGGCGACGCCAAAATTGATATTTCAAATGTTATTGCCGACGCCGAACGTATTCTTGACCGCAAGCTGTCTAGTTTTGCTACTGAAACTGCGCCCGATACGGTACGCAAACTGCGCGGGTTCATGCCGTCAGTGCCGGAAGCGGAAGCAGTAACAATTGGTAAAGCAGGTTTTAAAGCAGCTAAAGCGCCTACGCCGCCCCCAGCAACGCCTGAAGCAACTCTGTTGCAGCTTGACGATGTTCGCAAAGCCATTAACGCAGACATTGCTGCGGCTTCGTCAAGCAACGCGCCTATGGCGGCCACAACGCTTAAAAACTTAAAGCAGTTGCATGCCGCAATTGACGACGCGATTGGTAAAAGCACCACCTTGGCTGACGATGCTAAAACGCTGTACGCCAACGCCGTATCTAAATACCGCACTGAGTACGCGCCTCGGTTTAAAGAAGGCGTCAACGCTAACTTGTTTAAGCGCACCAGTTTGGGTGAAGACAAAATTCGACCTGAAGATGTCATAAACCGTTACTTTACGCCTAACGGTGAGTCGGAAGCGCGGCAATTTACCCAGTTGTTTGGCAACAACCCAGACGCGTTAAAAATTGCACGGGCTGGCATTGAAGACGTGTATCGCAAAAAGGTTGCGCAAGGCGGCATGTCGCACGCTAACTTTATGCGAGATTACGGGCGCACGATTGATATTTATGACGGCGCAGGAATGAATCTGCGCCAGCGGTTTGATGTTATTGACAAAGACGCGCAGCGCTTGGCGCGCGTTGAAGACATGGCTAAATCCAGCGGCAACAAGTTGGCCCCCGCTTTACCGCCAGGGTCTAACGCCTTGGCAGTGGAAGCGCGGATTGGCGAATTAACCAAAGGGTTAGACAACCGTCAATTGACTGCAATCAATTCTGTGCGTGACGATTTAGCCCGCGAAGCTGAGTTTGAGCGCTTGGCGTCTGCGGGCAGAAAAAGCGGTAAAGATGTAGGCCAGATAGCAACGCAAGTTGGTAAAGAATCTGGCGTGGCGCCTACTTCTGCTTTTCTGTCCATGCCTATTACCATTTATAACGCAGTGGTCAAACGATTGCTGGGGGTTGTAGACGATAAGTTGGCCATGGAGTTGGCACGCGAAATGTTAAGCCCAGCAGTTACGGCAGAATCTATTCAAAAAGCAATGGCTCGGCAGGCTCAACAGCAAGCAACAAATGAATTGGCAAAGCAAATTGCACCCCGCGCTGCTGCCGCTGCCGCGCAAATGCCCGCGTCAGAAAACCAAAACGCATTGGCAAGATAATGGACACGCAAGTTCTTTTTAACATCGCGGTAAGTTTAGCGGGGTTCTTAGGGGGTTGGGTGCTGAATAACATCTACAGATCGCTTGAGCGCCTTGACACCGACGTGCGGGCTATGCCACTCAACTACGTCACCCGCGACGACTACCGCGCTGACATGCGTGACATTAAAGAAATGCTTGGTAAGATATTTGACAAACTAGACAACAAAGTAGACAAATGAAAGACTGGGCCGAAGCAATCATTGCGGCGGCCTGTATAGTGGCCTTCGTTATATTTGGCACGTACATAATTGCATGGAGTTTGAGTTGATATGAATTGGTCAGACGCACTTAAAGCAGTAATACCAATCGTTGTCATGTCTTTGGCGTGGCTGTTGGGGCAGGTTAACTCTTTCTCTGAGCGCCTGACTAAGATTGAAGGCCAGATGCCTGCCTTGATTACCAAAGAGGGTACCCCCACTGACAGCCCTATATCTGCCGAGCGCCGTGCCGTTTTGAAAGAAAGTTTAATGAACCACATCAACGAACTACAAGTCAAGGTTCGCCTACTTGAAGAACGTGAAAAACTGGGGAAAAAATAATGTTAGACATCTTATCCGGCGGTATTCTGGGGTCTGTGTTTGGCGGTCTGTTCCGCCTTGCGCCTGAAGTCTTAAAGTTCTTTGATAAGAAGAACGAGCGTGAGCATGAGCTTGCCATGTTCAAAAACCAATGCGAGTTGGAGCAGATGCGTGGCCAGATGAAGCTGGCTGAGATAGGCGCACAGCGGGAAGCCGCTATTGACGTAGGCGTAATGGATGCGTTTCAGTCTGCCATAGAACAACAAGCTACGATGGCCAAAGCTGCCGGAGGTTGGGTTGCTGGCTTATCCGCTTCTGTGCGTCCAGTGGTTACATACTGGGTGCTGTTTGTCTGGTCGTTCATCCACGTATGGTTTGCATGGAACGCATGGCTTGCCGGTGCGCCAGCCGCCGAAGTGTTTAAAACCATGATGACACCTGACTTCTCAGCCCTGTTGTCTGGGACAATTAACTATTGGTTCCTTGACAGAACTCTAAAGCAACGTGGCCTATGAACTTAGAACTAGCCGCAGAGATGTGCAAACGGTTTGAGGGCTTTCGCTCCAAGCCGTATCTTTGCCCTGCCAACGTAGCCACAATTGGCTACGGTTCTACATATTACGCAGACAAGCGCAAGGTAACTTTGGAAGACCCACCGATGAGTCAGGAAGAAGCTCACGCCCTTTTGATGATTGAGCTTGAGCATACATACTTGCCAGGCGTTTTGAGGAACTGCCCCGGTCTGATTACTGACGTTCGCAAGTGCAACGCCATTGTGGACTTTGCCTACAACTTGGGCACGGGGCGTTTGCAGACTTCAACCCTCAAACGCAAGATAAACGCAGGCGATTGGGAAGGCGCTGCCGAGCAACTGATGCTTTGGACTAAGGGCGGCGGCAAGGTGTTGCCGGGCCTTCTCAAGCGCAGGCAAGCCGAATGCACCCTTATTCTTTAGTTAGCGCCCTGTAAGCCTCAATGGCGGTCTTTAGATCGCATTGTAACTGCTGTATGCGGTCGTCTTGCTCACACAGCTTGGCGTAGGCTTCATCGGCAAACTTGGCCAAGTTGGCCTGGCTCCATGTTGCAAAGTCTGGTCTGTTAGTCATTGACTTCCTTTTTTGACGGCGCGTCTAGTTCAAGGCGGTAATACTTGGCCGGCATCTTGGCGTTCTTATCCAAGTAATTGCGCAACCATTCGGCGCCGCCAAGTTCTTGCATGATCATCCAATGTCTATCTGACATTCGTATGTTTCTAAACGTCAATGGTTCAGGTGGTTTTGGTCGTGGCATTTACCTGACTCTCCTAAGTGGCATGTCCATAACGCGCTCTGGCGGCGGGGGCGGCATTTTTTCAGAAGGCGGCGTCCAGCCATGCTTGCGCCAGAGGGCTTGCACGTCAGAGCCAGGCTCCCATTTAAAATCTTTTAACGGCACTGATGGATAACTGATCTTTGAGTAAGGTGGTTTTTCTAGCATTGTGTTGCTCCTTTAAGTAGTTCTAGTCTTTCCCGTGCTACGCGCAGGGTGTTGTAGCGCTGATGAAGGCGCTGAAGCATGGTAACGCGCTTGGCGCCATCACGTTCCTCGTTAAGCAGTTTGAGGACGTCTTCCTCACTCATCCTGCTAAGTTCATTGTTAAGGCTTCGCCAGGTAGTTGTCAATTTTCTTCTCCAATTCAGTAATTGTCCCGCGCACGCGCATGAGCGCCCGCACTGCGGCGTTGGCTTCGCGGTCGCGTATGCGCAACTCGGCCTTGGCCACTTTAAGTTTGGCTTTCCATTGGTCAATTCGTTTCATTTTCTTTCCTTAACATCGTAAAACCAATCATCGCCTGCTGACCACTTGCGTGTGCCATCCACTGTCCACAGGCGCTGCGCCGCTTGGAAGTCAGGAAACTTTGTCTCAGCAGGGATTAGGCTCTGGTCGTACCACAGGCATCGGTTGTTTGGCTGGCAAGCAAACTGGCCATTGTCTAGCGCAATCCAATTGAACGACTTGTGTTCCTCGGCCTGCTCGGTAAAACCCGTGTCTAAACTTAATTCGTCAGCACAAAAATCTACAGTGAACAAGTAGCGCCCAAAGTGCCACTCACGGTCTTTACCCAAAAACTTTACGCCCAGGTTACGCAAGCCAATCTTTTCAAGAATGGTAAACCTGTAGCCCATGCAGTCCCACAACTGAAGCGTGTCAATAGGCAAGTTGCCAGCGTCTTTGTGCCACACATACGCGTGTATCGGCAGCTTGTCATACAAAGCGCCGTAGGCCGGCAATAGCGATTCAATTCGGAACACTTGGCCACGCAAGGCTTTAAGGCTCACCCAGATGGCCGGCTCCAACTCGCCGTGCCCCTTGTGATCGTTGTACAAAAACTCGCGCTTCACAAAGCATTTCATGGGCGGCAGTGACGCCACGATATAACTCATTTCAGTTCCTCCATTGCAATATCAGATATGGCGCGCTTGTCGTGCAAGGCCGCCCAAATTTTTTCATCTACCGTTTTGCTGGTCAGTAGGATATAGCACCACACAGGGTGTTGTTGCCCGCTGCGGTGCAAACGACCAATGGTCTGCTCGTACAGTTCCAAACTCCACGGCAGCGACAGAAACACCATGTGACTGCCGCCGTGCTGTAAGTTAAGCCCGTGGCCGGCTGACTTTGGATGGACGGCCAATAGCCTGATCTTTCCATCATTCCATCGCTTAATGGCGTCGGTGTCGTCAAGGGTGGTGACATTAAAGCGTCGCTTGAGTTCGGCAAGTTCTTCTTGGTAGTTGTACACAATAATGGTGTTGGCATGCTGGTTCTCATCGAGTAATTCTTCAAGCCTTTCAAACTTGTGCATGCTGTACCAGATCGGGCGTTGCGTGGAAACAAACTTGCCAGGCGACTCTGACGGCGTGGTCTTCGTATCGTAAACAAAACCTGACGCCAGTTGTTGTAGCTTGCCCGTGACAACGGCGGCGTTCACAGCAGTGATGCCTTCCAGCACAAAGTCTTTCTTCATGGTGTTGTACGGCGTCATGTCCATGGTGCAGGCCAGTTCAACTGTATGCAAAGGCGGCAGCTTGTCCTTATACTCACCTGCCTCCAAGACAAATGTGGCCGGCCGTATCACGTCCATGACTTTCTGAAGTGAACCGACACGCGGCGCCCATTCACCAAACTCCTTGTTGATCAGCACAAAGTATTGCTGCATGAACGCGCCTTTAGACCGACCAAGCAGGCTTTGATCAACGATCTTGCACTGGCCAAACACATCCTCAAGGCCGTTGCTAGTAAACGAGCCAGTCAAGCCCCATCGCGTCGTCATGGGGTCAACAACTTTAAGAAATGCTTTGAAGCGTGTGCCTGATGGGTTTTTTAATCTGGTCAGTTCGTCAAACACCACGCCATCAAAATTCAGCTTCTGCTCGGCCAACCACTGCAAGTTGTCGTAATTGGTCACAACCATTTGGGCGGGGCTTTTAAGGGCGTCTAAGCGCTGTTTAGGTGTGCCAACGCACAGAGCCATGCTGATGCGGTCTGCCCACTTAGGGCGCTCGACTGGCCATATCT